ACTCACCCTCGGAACAGCTGCGTAATGTTGTTCCCTTGTTTCGTAGCCCTATCCACTGTCGCGCTGCTCCTTGCAGCGTGGCGAGTGGGAAAATACCCCCTGACCGATTGGCTCCTGTGCTTCACGCACTGGGTCGATCCTGGTGTTCGCCAGGCGGTAGGCAGCGCCAACAGACACAAAAAGGCCGCGGCGTCTCGTAGTCAAGCGAGAAAGAAGCTAGCAGCCATGGTTGTGGATATAAACAGAAAGCGAGCGTCTGAGCAAAAGTCCTGTTTGGAACCCTACTACATCTCCATGAGTCGTGCAGAACTCCAGGATGGTGTGCTCGGGAACAGGCACTTCTACAACCAAAAGGACTTAGGATCATACTCCTTCGGCAAGGATGACACGATCCCGGCAAACCCGATATTCATATTGGTCGACGTGGTATCCCACATGTCAAGTGTACAGATAGCTGCGCTCCTCGAGAAGGGGCCCATCATTGCTTACACGTGGGCACCCCAGGCACCTGCAGGAGTTTCGAATGAGTTCATGTTCCGGTACAATGGGACCTGGAAGTTCGAAGCCGACAGCGCCTACGAGCATGACCTATGGCATTTCGACGACGCTGGCGATGTGCACACCGTCGAGACGGAGCGGGAGACTCCACGGTTTCGTTACCTGGTTTTGGCGATTTTCGCCATTATCCAACTGATGAACTTGTGGCATCTATTCGCCCCTCGACTGGTGTTGAGAGACGACTGCAGCGTCCATTCCATGCTAACGCGGGTATTTGGCACGATCCGATTATACTTGAAACACCCTAAGATCTGGTATCCCACGAACTTCTCCATTCCATATTTGTTGTGGGGGGACTACGCGTGTCCGTGGGGTACAAACGGCTTGCTCGGCGTCGTTTGTTATGACTGGAGTTGGTTCTGGGCGCCTCCGGTGCCCGTCCCAGACCAGTGGTGTCTGTATTACCAGACCATGGAAGATCCTAGGGTTATTGCCGGTTTCATTTTGAGTGTACTCGGGGTGACGTTCCTCTTGTACTGTTATTTCAACCAGAAAGTGTTGGTGTTCAAGACTTCGATTGTGGGACAAGACAAGAATCCCCATCGCGCGTTCGTGATAATGGAGACGCAGAGGCAGATACCCCGCTGGTTGTATTATTTTGACGGCAAGCTCACATCGCTTGCCAGACTCAAGCCCACGACATGTGTGATAGAGAATGGGGGGACGCGCGACAAGGTCCACGTATTACGCGTCCACACCAGGACCAAGATTCAATGGCGTGCCGTTTTAGATGGCACCAATCTAGTTTACTCTTTTGATGACGATGCCGTCTCCAGAGCAGGTACGGTACGCCTGAACGCAAACACGACCGCCCGTGACAATTCGTATCTCCTGAACAAAATGGACGCAGACGACTCCTCGTGGAACGGGGCGATGTTGGCCGCTGTGATCGAGGCCAAGCGCCGTGCGGAAAGCCATGCCATGGTCTCAGAGCCGATCAAGGAGGGTAGGTCAACCCCTCAGGTGTTTCGGGCTGAAGCGTCGCCACCGATGCACGGAACGGGCAACAGGATCGTGCCGACCGTGTACGACATCGCTCAGCCGTCCAACGCCGAAGCGGTAGACGACGGAGAGAACAGGCGTCATGCGGTGGAAGGCCGTTTTACAAAGCACCGCTCGGACAAGACACTCGCCGAGATGAAGTCGGAGGCCCCAAGCCTCATTGCCGACGCACAGGCGTTTGACGACCTCGTCCACAACCATGTCGCAAGAAAGTACAACCGTGTTCCCTTAAACGACTCGGAGTTGGACGAGGCTCAGCCCCGGCCTGCACAGAAGCAGCGGAACAACAAGTTGGCTGAGAAGCCGGGAGCGGACGCTATGACCAAGAACGAGCCTGTCGCGTTGGAAGACAGACGAAACCCGAAGGATGCGAGAGTCATCCTCGTTCCCAAGACAACCCATCGTCTGACAAGGGTCTTCCTGAATTTCGCTGAAGCATACAAGGGACTCGCCTACTACAAGGGCGAGGACGCCAGGCTCGACCCGAGGGGACAGTGCGAGGAAATAGAGCGGATATCGTCGAATCAGGGTGCCAATCCTTGGTCGGTTGCAACCGATCTCAGCCGCATGGATGGCACAATAAGTCCCGGACTCAGGGCAATGGACATCACCCTCCTCAAGCGTGTCGACCCCGAACTCGGCGAGCTTTTTCCTCTTCTCGTCGACAAAACCGCTGCCTGGAAGTCCTTTGCCCTCACGGAAGCCCAGAGGGATGAGGAACGAGTCGAGTTTGACCTCGGGTCAGCCCAGGCCTCAGGCGAGGTCACCACGACTATCATGCAGACGCACAGGAAAACACGTCACCTGTACGTCGCGCTTTGCGCCATGTTGCGGGAGCTCAATCCAAAGCAGGCCACCGCCACGGTCCGCAAGCGGGCATGGAAAGTCCTTCAAGGACACAGCCTGACCAGGGGAGACGATGGAGTCACGATCCTACCCACCGAGGCCCATGACGACGAGGTCTTGAAACGCGTGTGCGACGACAACATAGACGGCGGGGCGTTAGCGCAGCTCCTCATAATCTGTCTGGATGACACAGCCAAGGTCATGGGGCTGAAGTCCAAAGCCGTCGCCATGCAGGGGAGAGCAGAGTTCCTCGCCACAGTATTTTCCATCACTGGTAACACTCAGGCAGTGCGCATGCCCACAAGGCAGCTGCAGAACATGCAGCAAACCTGTACGGCCACTCTCAGCCCTGAGGAAGCCTTCCTCATGAAATGGGTCTCCGTTATAATCGAGGCCGCATGCATGGGAGACCGTCAGGCCGTCGGAAAGAACCTAGTCTATGCGGCAAACTGCATATTCGACCAGTCTGGAAGGAAGCGCGGAAATGATGGCAAACCGCTCGGATGGCCCAAGGAATTCAAGACCCAGTCCAAGTGGCATTACTACAACGCAAGCCTCGCCCTTGAGCATGATATCTCGGTTTTTGAACAAGCCGGGACACTGTACGCGCGGTTAGTGGACGGCCAAGTTCCCTTGTCACCCTTCGCAGCGGAAATCGAGATAGACGAGGTCCTCGCCGCAGAGAGGTGTGGACACCCCGAAACGGCACAGCCGGTTGGCGAGCCTATCAAGACGGAGCATGTGTGTGACATATTGAGACCCGATGCAGGCACGGTAGTGGAAAGTCCAACCATAGTTCTCGAGAGCGTCAGAAAGGACGACAGAGCAAAGCTTGAGAAGAGCCTTGCTAAGGTAAAGAAGAAGACCAGGCGTTCTCCGTCGGCACCGGGTTTGCGACCTCCCATGAAGAGGAGCCTCGGCATATTCCTTCTGTGCTGTATCGCCCTAGTGATGGGTTCTGAAAGAGTAGTCGTTCCCGTCAGCCCCCGGTGCCTGGGGGCAGACAAATTGACAAAACACTACGCAACAGAGGAACCAAATCCGTTTAAACAAATCACCGAAACCAAATGCAATATGGTCAAGGCACGCAACCCAGTACTCAAGAGGGCAGGGGAGATGCTGATTCCTCTTGCGGAAGAGGCTGGACGAGAGTTGTTATCCAAGGGCCTCAAGGAGCTGACGCAAACTGGACCGCGCCAGAAGAACAGCCAGCCGAGGAAGCACAAGAAGATGGCAGGCGGGCCTTCACGGGAAACCTTCGTCAGCCAGCCAAGCACCCAGGCAATGGAGTATTCAGGAGCGCCAAGAGCAAGAAAGGATAGCACCGACAGCTCCGAAATTTCCGGACGCGTCCTCATCGGGCACATCGATGTTCCAGCTACAGGCTTCTCTTCCAGTATGTTGAGGCTCAATGCCTCGAACGAGAGGGTCTTTCCCCAGCTGGCTGTCGCTTCACGTCTCTTCACGAAGTATAAGTTCAAGCAGCTCAGATTCATCTTTTCCAACCCCGGCCATCCGACCAGTTCGTCTGGACAGTTCGTCGCCGGTGTGTCCTACGACACCACCGCGGCCGCGCCTTTTGACAAAGAGGAGATCTTCAACCGCACGAACTCCGTGAAGGGACCGATATGGGTCGCCGAGACAGTTCTTGAATGCACCGACTTGCCCAAGGGCTGGTCGCTACTTGAAGCGCAGGTGGCCAGCGGAAGCAGGCAGAATGTCGATATAGGCAATCTCGTAATTGGTGCCGAATCTCTGGGGGGCCCCGCCCTGGACAATGCCTCTGAAGTGATGGTCGAGTACGTCTGCTGCCTTAAGGACAGGAGACCAGACATGGCGCAAGACTTCTCGGCCGCCACAAACGGTGTGGTACTGATGGGCGCAACCAACGGAACTTACGCCAACAACACCGACGTCTACGCTTCGTGGTTCCCGCCTTTCAACTGCATTTTCGAGCCCCACGTGACAACCTTCTTTGGTGCTGCCAATTGTGGATTCTACCTGCCCAGAGGATTGTGGCGCGTCGATGTCCTGCTCCAATGGGACGGATCTGCGGGGGCGGCCGACTACGCGACGCGAATAGAGCTCATGAGAAACAAGACCACTCCGGTCGTCATAGGGTCTGTCTACAACCGCCAGAACGGATCCGTGACGTGTCGCGGTACCTTGCTCGGCACGTTCCTCGTGGAATCGGCTGGTCGTGCCATCGACCCAGAAGGCGACTCCGGCTCAGACGACAGTTGCTTCGCCATCCGGTTCTTTCAGGACTCAGGAGTCACCCTCACGATGTTCGGTGTCGACAACACAAGGCGCAGGAGCCTCATCCTCACTCCAATGTAGGCGGG